CATTTGAAATTTTCCATAATTATTTATTAAGAAATTTAGTTACAAGATGGGCAATCATCCTGCTGAAATTGTTTAATACGCAATTGCCTACGCAGTTAATATTTAGGGAGCAGAGGCATTGAAAAATGCCGTATATGCACATTGAGAGAAGGTACTCTAATACAGTACTTGTGTAGATACTATCACCTACCTACAGATATAGATACTTGTTTTGTTTTGCAGTACCTCTCACAATTATGCACGCATTGCATAGAATACATACAGGTATATTTATAATCCTGTATAGATTTTTTTGCAATGTTTAGGATTTATGTACAACCCTTGTAATTTTAAGGGGGGTACCACCTCTGCAACTTTTAGTTGGGGAGCAGATACTATATACCTTCCTAGCACGCCAAACACACAATTTTTGGGGGGCCGTGAGAAACTTTTAACAGGAGTGGGGGACATGTTCTGACTCAAAAATTTTTATAGGTTGGGGAAATTCTGTATATTGTCTTTATAGGAGAGTTACTAACTAAACAAAAATGATATGGCACAAGAACATAACAATGAGCATGAACTAAGTGAGATAGAACAAATGCAGTTAGACGCTATCCTGCTTGACACAGCATTCAACAATGCATGGTTGATACTGTCCGGGGAACTTACATTTGACCAGCTAATGGTGAGCGAGTTCAAAGGTGGTAGAGAACTAATAATGGCTTTTGATCCTGACAATGGACCTCAGCTACACGAATTGCAGAATATGCTAGAGCATTTTATCAAAAGTGAAGAGTATGAGAAGTGTGCAAAAATTCGTGATATAATAGAAAAAACGTATCCGGAAACAATAGAAGCGTAAAATTATGGCAGTTAAAAAGAAAGCAACTAAGAAAAAAAGTACTGTTAACAAGGCTGGTAACTATACTAAGCCTGGAATGCGTAAAGCGTTATTTGAAAGAATTAAAGCTGGTAGTAAAGGTGGCCGTCCTGGACAGTGGTCTGCACGTAAAGCACAAATGCTAGCAAAACAGTATAAAGCCAAGGGAGGCGGATATAAAACTAAAAAATAATGATTCGTAAAAGATTAATATTAATATTACTTGTTTTACTGTTATTCAATTGTGGATCAGCAAAACCGTCATGGGAATATAAAAAAGCACCTGATACGTTATTTGAAGTAGTTAATATAAAAGATAATCCAAAAGTAACTAAGAATGATAAAACAATACTAGGACTTTTATTTTCAGGTATGGTTTTATTTGTCTTACACACATTTGTAACAAAGTAATGGCAAAGGCAGCATCACAAAAAAGTCTAGACAGATGGACTAAGCAGAAATGGAGAACTCCTTCGGGTAAGAAAAGTTCTGAGACAGGTGAAGTATATGCACCGTCTAAGACTATATCTAAACTTAAATCTACTAAGAAGGGTAGAAAGAAACTGGCAGCAGCAAATGCAAAGAAGAGAGCTGCAACAAAAAAAGGAAAACAACATGCTAGTCACGGTTTACACAAAGGAAAAAACAGAACCGGTGCTAGGAAAAAAAAGAAATAGTTATGAGTCACTGGTTACATGAAGGCAAAGAATTATTAAGAATGGCTAAAAAAGAAAAGATGAATAAAAGAGAAAAAGCAAGAATGTGGTTTGCACATAGAGGTATTAATCCTGATAACACATTTACAAACCCAGAGGATAGACAGTTTTCTAAACTTGACTTTCCACCAATACCAGTAAAGTATGATAATGCTCCATCTTTACAATGTCAAATAGACATCATTTCATTTTTAGTATATTCTCATGTAACTGTCATGTTCTGTGATCCATCAGGTCAAGAATGGGAATATGAAGGTGGAGCAGGTGGATTAGGTGCAGGAGACATCTCTGGAGAAGGGATTTTAAATTATGGTGATCTAGATACATTAACAACGGCAACAACCTTTGAAGTATCTTTTATAAGTGCTGATGGTGGAGGTACACAAGTATCATGGGGATCAAGTGGTAATGCATTTGCAGCAGGTGTTGGTGAAGGCTTTGGAGTCTTTGGCGGCAGCGGTGGATGGAAAAAGGTAGGATAATGGCAAAGAAAAAAGATAGCAGATTAACAAGAGCAGGGGTATCAGGTTATAATAAACCTAAACGTACACCTAATCATCCAAAGAAGTCACATGTAGTTGTAGCTAAAGTTGGTGATAAAATAAAAACAATTCGTTTTGGAGAACAAGGCGCTAAAACTGCTGGTAAACCTAAAGCAGGTGAGTCAGCTAAAATGAAAAAGAAACGTGCTTCATTTAAAGCAAGACATGGTAAAAACATTGCAAAAGGTAAAATGTCTGCTGCATATTGGGCAAATAAAGTTAAATGGTAGAAATTATGACTGAGAGTGCTATTAAAAAACTTGGATTTAAAAAAGTAAATGTTACAGCAGAAGAATCTGGTAATACACCATATTACTTTTATGCATATAAAGTTGGAAATATAGAACTTATATCAAACAGTCATGATAATTTACAAGAAGATTCTTGGATCGTAGAGATATTAGAAGGAGATATTCAGTTTACTACCGCAGCTGATACCAGAGATCTTATTACATTACTTGAACGTAATAAATTACAATAAACTTTTTTTATTTAAACTTTTTTTATACTTTTGTTTTTATTAACTTTTAAAAACAAAGATATGTCAGTTAAAAAAATCAACCCAGAACTGCAAGATCATGATCCTCAAAAAGAAATGACTAAAGAGGAAATGGCTGCAAGAAGAGCGGAAATCACAGAATTTTACAAAGACAATATACCTCATCTAACTATTCAAGCAGAATATGAGGCGCTATTATGTGATATTGAAGAATCCAGAGCTAAAAGAATGCAAGCTCAGATGTTTATGGCTCAACAATACGCTAATCAAAATGGTCAGGGTGTTGATCCAAATTCTGAAGAGGGTAAAGCATTTCAGGAAGCTATGAAAAAAGCAATGGAAAATGAGACAGCTTAAAATAGGTAGTAAAGGCTCAGATGTAGTTACTTTACAAAAGAAGTTAGGTATTTCAGCAGACGGACACTTTGGTCCTATAACTGAAAAGGCTGTAGAAAAGTTCCAATTATCAAAAGGATTATTGGTGACTGGTGTAGTTGACAATGATATGTGGTCATTATTACTTAATATCACATATGTTGAAGATGATGCTATACTAGATGACACAGATGTGAGTGGTCAATACTTTAAAACTAGATTTGACCAGATTATCCATAGACATTATCTTCCTAAAGGAGAGTATATCAATGGACCAATCAAAAATGATTACATATTCTTACATCACACAGCAGGTAATGCTAATCCATATAGATGTATAGATCATTGGGGTAGAGATACCCGTGGACGTGTAGCTACTGAATTTGTATTAGGTGGTGTAAATCATAGAAATGGTAATGATGAGTATGATGGGGTTATGGTTCAAGCATTCCCAGAGGGTGCACAAGGTTGGCATCTTGGTAAAACAGGATCTGGCTTTATGAACCGTCATTCAGTAGGTTTAGAAATATGTAGCATGGGTTACTTAGATAGTAAAACAAAAAAGACATATGTAGGATCTACCTGTCATGAGAGTCAGATATGTGAGCTACCAGAGCATTTTAAAGGAAGATTGCATTGGCATAAATATTCTGATGCACAAATCAAAGAAACTGAAAAGTGGATTAGATATGTTGGTGAAAGAGATGGTATTGATATTAGATTAGGTTTAAAACAATACATCAAAAAGTATGGTCCAACAAAAGGATTTGAATTTCAAGAAGATGCTTACTATGGTAAAGTAAAAGGTTTATTAACACATACCAATGTAAGAAAGGATAAGTGGGATTGTTTTCCTCAGCCTGAATTTGTTGATATGATAATGAGTTTATAGATATGGCATTAGTAAATCAAGTAAGTCTAAAACATCAAGTAGATATCAATGTATCAATAAAGTATCAGATAGTTACATATTGTTTTTTTAATGATATACTAATAAGCAATTCTGATTTAAAGTTTTTAACTGAATTAGCTAAAAATAAAAATATTGAGTTAACTAAATTCTGTACTGAAACGGTAAACAATAATATATTTAAAAGTGCACAATCAGCTAGAAATGCTATAACTAAAGCAGAAAAAAAAGGTTTATTAATTAAAAATGGACACAATAAAAAGACTATTGCTTTAAATCCAGAAATAAATGTACAGTCTTCTGGATTAGTTTTGTTGGATTATAAAATTTTAGGCAGTGAAACCAAAGAGTCACAAGGAGTTTAAAGACGGTATTGCTGATGAAGTAGGTGTTCATCCACAAGTAGTAGATGATTTTATTACTTTTTATTATGGTAAGCTTAGAAAGAAGTTATCATCTTTAGCTTATCCAAGAATAAATGTAGATGGATTAGGAACATTTTATTTAAGAAAAAACAAACTTGAAAAGGCAATATTAAAAAATAAAAGTCTTTTAGGTAATATAGCTAAGAGAACATATAACGGCTTTGCTAAGAGTGAGGATATACAAAATAACATTATCCAAATGGAAGCAGCAATGCAACAATTAGAAGAAGACATCAAAAACAAAAAAGAATTTAGAAATGGCAAAAAGTAAATGGTCTAAATATCTTGATGCATTTAAAAATGCTGATAAAATAGTAGAGGGAATTAAAAACTTTACTTTCAAAAAAGAGCATATTGAAGCAGTAGCAACTGATAGATTTCAGATCTGTATTAAATGCAGTTTATTTGATGCTAGAGGTGATAATTGTGTAGCACCAGGAACACAACCTTGTTGTGCAGACTGTGGTTGCAGTTTAGCTTTTAAAGTTAGATCATTATCATCAGAGTGTCCAAAAGGATTTTGGGATGCTTTGACAACAGAAGATCAAGAAGATTTAATTAAAAACCAAATAGAAAATGATAATTAATTATTATACAAACGGTAACGTAACAACGGTAGAAACTAATACAGCAGGTAGCTGGTGGTATACTACAATAACTCTTTAATTATGGCACTAAAATTTATAGAAGATGGTCATGTATATGAGAGCACAGATCAAGATAAAATAAAATGGTTGAGTGTTACCTCATTCATTGCTAAGTTTAAACCTAAGTTTGATAGAGAAGGACAAGCTAAAAAGTCCTCAAAAAATAAAAGGTCTAAATGGTATGGTATGACACCAAAAGAAATATTAGCTGCCTGGGACGGTGAAACAGAAAGAGCAATTAAGCTTGGAAACTTTTACCATAATCAAAGGGAAGCAGATATGCTTGATTTAAAAACAATTGGTAGACATGGAGTAGAAGTTCCCATCATTAAACCTATTATTGATGATCAAGGAATTAAAATTGCACCAAATCAAAAATTAGAAGAAGGTGTTTATCCTGAACATTTAGTTTATTTAAAATCTGTAGGTCTATGTGGCCAAGCAGATCTTGTTGAAGTAGTTAATGGTTATATAAATATATGTGACTATAAAACAAATAAAGAAATAAAAGAAAAAGGTTTTACTAATTGGGAAGGGATAACTAACAAAATGTACAAGCCAGTCAACCATTTAGATGATTGTAATTTGAATCATTATAATTTGCAGTTGAGTATTTATGCATATATAATTAAAAAGCATAATCCAAAATTAAAGATTGGTAAACTTACTATTCAACATGTAAAGTTTAAACAAGTAGGTGAAGATACAAATGGTTATCCTATTAATGAACATGTTAATGGTGAGCCAGTATTAGAAGAAGTAAAAATTTATGAATTGCCATATTTAAAGGATGAAGTTAATTCAATTATTATGTGGCTTAAAGATCAAAAATAATGGAAGAATTTATAATAGCAGTAGAAGTACAATCACTAAAATCTAAAGTTCCAACTGATTTTAGGTTTGAAGAAACAAAAATAATGCTTAACTTAAATAGTGTAGTCTGGTTTAAGGAGTATTGGCACGTAGCCACGGATAAGTTTCAAGATAGCCATACTGAAGTACTAATTCAAGGTACGTCAAAACCAATAACATTAGTTATAGGCTATGAAGAATTTAAAAAGAAGTTTAACAATAAAAATAATTAATTATGCCAAATGGAGCTTATATTCCAATATTTGAAAGAGACTACATTGAACTCACACGTTGTTTTCCTACGCAAGAAACAGGAACAGACAGTGATGGAAACCCATTTCTAGAAGTAACTTATGAACAGTGTAGTCCGTTTTATGTAAATAAAAGTGATATCATATGTATAAATAGAATGTATGATTCACTGACTGGAAATTTTGTAGGTAATAAATCAGAGATATTTATAAAAAATCTTTTAACTCCAATAGTTGTAGCACAACCATATAGCTATCTGAAAAACCTAATGAATACAATAGATAACACAGACTTGATGCAAGATGGTTGTAATTGTCTTTAATAAATTTAAATTATGATAGTAAGATTATTTGATATACAAAACAGTAGAGTGGTGTTAACTGAACATTGTTATGCTTTGCCATTTTTAAAAAGTATAATGACAGAATATCCAGATACCCATATGTCTGTATATCAATATTTGTTTTATATGACATGTCCTAATCCAGATATGAATCCTTTCTTTAATCTACCAGAACATGAGAAAGAAGATATTATTATAGAAGAAATACAGCTTGAAGAATCTCCAGAAGATCCTAAGATTAGATATGCAATGGATATGTGTAAAAAGTTATATGAAACACCAACATATAGAGCTTATGTAGGTATAAAATCTATGTTAGATAGATTGGCAAAATATATGGAAGTTACAGCTATTGAACACGGTAGAGATGGAAACATAAATGCTATGGTAAATGCCGCTGCTAAATTTGAAAATATTAGACAGTCATATAAAGGTGCCTTTACAGATATGAGACAAGAACAAGAGAGTTCAGTCCGTGGAGGTGCAGGTTTAGCTTATGATCAAATTTAAAATTAATCAATATGAAATGGATCTTCTGTTATTGGGATGAGCCACAGTTTAAAAATAAAAAACCAAATAAAAATGAAACAAATAATTATACCAGTAGGAAAAAGATTACTAATCAAGAGAAAGGCAGCAGAAAGCCAGACTAAATCAGGAATTATTATACCTGAAATAGCACAGAAAAAAGAGTTTAAAGGAACTGTTGTTGGTGTTGGTGCTGAGGTAGAAGAAATAAAAGTTGGTGATGTTGTTCAATATGCAGAACATGCAATGCCTACACCCATGAAACATGAAGGTGAAGAGCATTTACTTCTTCAAGCAGGGGATGTATTTGCTATCATAAGATATGAGTAGAATTATACCCACATATGATAAAGGTGTTTGGACAACAACAGAATTTGAAAGTGATCTAGACTTTAGAGAGTATTTAGAACTAATATTTAAAGAGCCTGGATTGTATAATTTTGATGAAACTGCATTACTTTTTAATGAGCAAGCTAGAGTTTTTAATGATGAAGGGTTTTATTGTAATAAACCTTTTAGATCTAAAGACTTTACTGCATATTGGGAAGATCAAAAAAATAAATGTAGACAGGGTGTAATTTATAAAAGTGGATCACAACAGTGGTATCTTACAAGAGATTATTACATGTGGCTAAACTTTCTACCAATCTTTGACAAAGAAGAAAAGAAATATGGTTTTGCAAAAGTAAGAGATGCACAATATCACATGGCATTGTATGAGATACTTGCAGAATTAAATAATCAGCATTCAGCTATACTTAAAAAACGTCAGATAGCCTCATCATATTTTCATATGGCTAAGGTTATAAATCAGTATTGGTTTGAAGAAGGATCTATATGTAAAATTGGTGCATCTTTAAAAGATTACATAAATGATAAAGGATCTTGGAAGTTCTTAGAGGAATATAAAACATTTTTAAATGAGCATACTGCTTGGTATAGACCTAGTAATCCAGAGAAAGTTTTATTATGGCAACAGCAGATTGAGGTTAAAGTAAACAATAGAAAAACATCTAGAGGGCTTAAATCTAAAATTCAAGGTGCATCTTTTGAAAAGAATGCTACTACTGGAGTTGGTGGACCTTGTACTTATTTCTTTCATGAAGAGGCTGGGATTGCTAAAAATATGATGCAGACATATGAGTACTTACGTCCTGCAATGTCTTCAGGTATGGTTACAACAGGTATGTTTATAGCTGCAGGATCAGTGGGTGATTTAGAACAATGTGGCCCTTTGAAAGAAATGATCTTAAATCCTACAGCAAATGATATATACGCTGTAGAAACAAACTTAATGGACGCAGATGGTACAATTGGTATGGCAGGTCTATTTATTCCTGAACAATGGTCTATGCCCCCTTATATTGATGAATACGGTAACTCTCAAATAGAAGAAGCTATTGAAGCTATTAAGATTGAGAGACAAAGATGGAAGAGTGAACTAAGTGGTGAACAGTACCAATTAAGAATATCTCAGAAACCTTTAAATATTGCAGAAGCATTTGCATATAGAAAGGAGTCTATATTTCCTCAAGGTATTCTATCAAAACAAATGAAGAAGATTGAGGAGAAAGAATATGCATATGAACTTATTGAACTTGACAGAGATCAAACAGGTATAATTGCAAAAAGAACAAATAAACTTCCTATATCTAAATTTCCTGTAGATAAAAAAATGCAAGATAAAACAGGTAGTATAGTTGTATGGGAAAGACCTATACCTTCACCTCAATTTGGTGCATACTATGCATCTATTGACCCTGTGTCAGAAGGTAAGACAACAACATCAGATTCATTGTGTAGTATTTTTGTATATAAAAATGCAACTGAAGTTACAAGACAATTACCTAGTGGAGACGTAGAACAGTTTATTGAAAAAGATAAAATAGTAGCAGCTTGGTGTGGTAGATTTGATGATATAAATAAAACACACGAGAGGTTAGAAATGATTATTGAGTGGTATAATGCTTGGACAATAGTTGAGAACAACATATCACTTTTTATACAACATATGATTGCTAGGAAAAAACAAAGATATTTAGTACCTAAACAACAAATATTATTCTTAAAAGATCTTGGCTCAAATAGAACAGTATATCAGGAATATGGATGGAAGAATACTGGTACATTATTTAAGAGTCATTTGATTTCTTATGCAATAGAATTTTTAAGAGAAGTAATTGATGAAGAGCTAGATGATAATGGTAACGTAATGACTCAAACATTGGGGGTTGAAAGAATACCAGATCCAATGCTTTTAAAAGAAATGTTAGCATATTACCCAGGATTAAACGTGGATAGACTTGTGGCTTTTGGTGCATTAGTGGCTTTTGTTAAAATTCAACAATCAAATAGAGGTTATACTAAAAGGCGTGAATCAGAGAATGATTCTTTGGTAAACTCAGAAAATTTTAGTAAATTAAAGTATAGTAGTGCCTTTAAAAATATTGGACGCAATAGGACTTTAGGAGGTACTAAGATAAGAAGATCCGGATTTAAAAATATAAAATAGACTAAATTGGTATGAGAGTATTAAATGCAATGCAAATGAAAAATGGGGCTAAAGCTGAAAGCGGGCCTACATTTTCTAGCTTAACACAACCGGTTCAGTTTTTACCATATAAAAAGAAAGATGATGATTGGACTGCATGGAACCTTGATTGGCTTGAGCTACAAGGTATAGAATTTTTACGTGTTAATTCAAGAAGACTTCTTAAAAATTATAAACTGGCTAAAGGTATAATTGATAAAACGGATTATATAGTAGAGCCAGACAATGAATATAAAGATTTAATGGATGTTCTTACTGCTGAAAATGATTCAGCACTAGAACTTAAATTTTATCCTATTGTTCCAAATGTAATTAACGTTCTTACAGGAGAGTTTGCTAAGAGATATTCAAAAGTACAGTTCAGAGCTGTAGATGATGCATCATATAATGAAATGCTTGAGCAAAAGAAAATGCAAGTAGAAGAAGCATTACTTGCAGATGCTGAACAAAAGATGATGCGTAAGATGATTGAAATGGGTGCTGACATGGGATCTGAAGAAGTTCAGCAACAAATGAATCCTGAAAATTTAAAATCTTTACCAGAAATAGAAGACTACTTTAGTAAGTCTTATAGAAGTTCTATTGAAGAATGGGCTTCACACCAACTTGCAGTTGATGAAGAAAGGTTCAAAATGCAAGAACTGGAAGAAAGAGGGTTTAGAGATATGTTAATTGCTGATAGAGAGTTTTGGCATTTCCGTATGTTAGAAGATGATTATGATCTTGAATTATGGAATCCTGTGTTAACCTTCTATCAAAAGTCACCAGATCAAAGATATATATCAGATTCAAATTACGTAGGTAAGATTGATCTAATGACGGTTTCTGATGTAGTTGATAAGTATGGTTATTTGATGGATGAAAAGCAGCTTAAATCACTTCAAAAGATTTATCCTGCACGTTCAGCACAATATCAAGTTACTGGTTATCAAAATGACGGTGCTTATTATGATGCAACAAGATCTCATGAGTGGAATACTAATATGCCAGGTCTTGCATATAGACAGTTTACTAGTAATTACTGGAATGATCCTGCAAGAGGTGGAGATATATTAAGTCAAATCCTTGATGAAAATGAAGATGTTTCAATGTGGGGTGAAGGTAACTTAATGAGAGTATCAACTATATATTGGAAAACACAAAGAAGAGTTGGTCACTTAACTCATGTTAAGCCAGATGGTGAAGTTGTACAAGAGATTATAGATGAGACATATAAGATAACTAAAAAGCCCATATATGACACTTCTATATTTAAGCAAAAAACAAAAGACACATTACTAGAAGGTGAACATATAGATTGGATTTGGATTAATGAAGTTTGGGGTGGTGTTAAGATTGGACCAAATTTACCAGCAATGTGGCAGTCTACTATGGGTGATAATATTAATCCAATATACTTAGGTATAAATAGAACTAAACCAGGAAGACTACCTTTCCAATTTAAAGGTGATAACTCTTTATATGGTTGTAAGCTACCAGTAGAAGGAAGAGTATTCTCTGATAGAAATACAAGATCAACATCATTGGTAGACTTAATGAAAGCATATCAAGTTGGATACAATATGGTTAATAACCAGATTGCAGACATTCTAATAGATGAATTAGGAACAGTAATCATGTTTGATCAAAATGCTTTACCACGTCACTCAATGGGAGAAGACTGGGGTAAAAATAATTATGCTAAAGCATATGTAGCAATGAAGGATTTTCAAATGCTACCTCTTGATACATCAATTACTAATACTGAGAATGCTACTAACTTCAATCATTATCAAACTCTTAATATGGAGCAGACTAATAGATTGATGTCTAGAATCCAACTTGCTAATTATTTTAAACAACAATGTTTTGATGCAATAGGTATTAACCCACAACGTTTAGGTGGGGCTGTGTCAGCTCAAACAGCTACAGGGGTTGTACAGGCTATGCAACAATCATATGCACAGACAGAAATGTATTTTGTACAACACTCAGATCATTTAATGCCACGTGTACATCAAATGAGAACAGACCTTGCTCAGTTCTATCAAAGTAGTAATCCAAGTGTAAGGTTACAATACATATCTACAGAAGCAGAAAAAGTAAACTTTACTATTAATGGTACAGATTTACTACTTAGAGACTTTAATGTATTTGCAACAACTAAGACTAATCATAGAGCTATCCTTGAAAATCTTAAACAAATGGCTCTTCAGAATAACACAACAGGCGCAAGCATTTATGAATTAGGTAATATTGTTAAAGCTGATTCAATTGCTGAAGTATCTGATATACTAAAAGATTCAGAAATCAGACAACAAAAGCAAAGACAAGAAGAAATGCAACAGCAGCGTGAAATGCAAGAGCAACAGCTACAAGCAAAAGCTCAAGAAGAGCAACAAAAACTTCAAGTTGAAATATCAGAAAATGAGAAAGACAGAAGAAATGATGTGTTATTAGCTGAAATTAGATCTGCTGGTTATGGGTCTATGGTTGATTTAAATCAGAATCAGCAATCTGATTATCAAGATGTTATGAAAGATATTAAAGAAACAACTCAATACCGTGAGCAAATGAACTTTAAGCGTCAAGAAAGTGCTACAAAGTCAGCTCAAGAAAACAATAGACTTGCGGTAGAAAGAGAAAAAATTGCTGCTCAAAAACAAATAGCTGATACTAAACTTCAAATAGCAAGAGAGAACAAAAACAAATATGATTCTCCAAAAAAGAATGAAGATAAATAAGCGTTAGCTATATACTGCAAAAAACTTTCATGTTTAGTAAAATATTTTAAGTTTAACTTGATTATATATTAAGAAACATTTCTTATATTATATATGTAAGAAAGTATTAATTATTAAAACCAACATTATTATGAGTACAACAGAAACAGAAACTGTGAAGAGTAACGTAAAAGAAAATGTGGAAATCAACTTGGATGAAATATTCAACGCTGCACCTAGTGGCGCTGATATGATTCAAGATGACAAGAAACAAAAAAATATTTTTTCTGGAACATCTGGTAAAGCTGACTTTAGTTTTGCTGACCCAGACAATGATGGAAAAGATGATCTAAATGCTAAAGTAGAAGCTAAAGAAGAAACTGAAAAAGTTGAACAAACTGAAGAGGTGACTGAAGAAGTTGAAGCAAAAGTAGAAGATAAAAAAGAAGCACCAACTGTAGATGAAGTTTTTGGTGACATCTCTGATGAAGAGGAGGATAAAGAAGAAACTGAAACTAAAGAAACTAGAGGTAGAAAGAAAATTTCAGGTATATCAGATGTATTTGGTAAACTTATTAAAGATGATAAGATTGTACCATTTGATGATGATAAAGCACTTGAAGATTATACTGCTAAAGATTGGGAAGAGTTAATTGAAGCTAATCTAGAAGAAAAAGCTAGACAAGTAAGAAGTGAAACTCCAAAACAATTCTTTAATAGTTTACCTCAAGAATTACAGATAGCTGCAAAATATGTAGCTGATGGTGGTAAAGATTTAAAAGGTTTATTTTCTACATTATCTCAAGTAGAAGAAACCAAAACTTTAAATGTTAAAACTGTTGCAGGACAGGAAAAAATTATAACGGAATATTTAAGTGCTACTGGATACGGTACTGCTGAAGATATCCAAGAAGAAATTGAAATTTGGAAAGACTTAGGTAAGTTAGAAACACAAGCTAATAAGTTTAAACCAAAGTTAGATAAGATGCAAGAAAAAGTTGTTGCACAAAAGCTAAAAGAACAAGAGCTTAAGAAAAAACAACAAGAGCAAGCATCACAACAATATATGAAAAATGTCTATGAGACATTAAAAGAAGGAACATTGGGTGATATTAAAGTAGATAGAAAGACACAAGCCATGTTATATAATGGTTTAGTTCAACCTAATTATCCTTCTGTAAGTGGACGTAACACTAATCTGTTAGGACACTTACTTGAAAAATATCAATTTGTGGAGCCTAATTACCAATTAATCTCTGAAGCTCTGTGGTTATTACAAGACCCAGCAGGTTACAAAGCAAAGATTATGGATAAAGGAGCACAAAAGAGTGTTGAGAAAACGGTTAGAAAATTGAAAAGTGAGCAATCAAATGTAGGAGGATCATCATTAGGTGTAACTAAAGCAGAAGAAGCAAGTGCTAAGAAAAGCTCAAAGAGAAAGATTCAAAGACCAACCAACATATTTAAACGAATTTAATTAAGTAAATTAAATATATAAACTGAAAATTAATTATTAACAATCAAAAACAATCAAAATTATGGCAACTCCAGTTTTAAATAATGGGATTTTCCTAAGAGATACAAGCTATAAAGCAAGTTCTCATGTTGATTCTTATCACCTTACCCAGATGCTTGGTAACCCTGAGCCTATGGATATGGGACCAATTGATTTGTGGGCAATGACTCAAAAAGTTGAAATGCCTCTTTATCAAATGGCTTCTTTTGGTGGAAAGAATACAATTCTTGTAGACAACGCTAGAGGTGAGTACAAATGGCAAACTCCTATTGCACAAGATCTACCGTACATAGTTGCGGACCTTGATCCTGCTAACACTTCAAAAGGTGTTGATGGAACAACGTTTAGGATCAAAATTAACAAGAGAACTTTTGGACATGGTGATATCATTACTTATGATAAGTACAATGGTTTAGAACTTTACATCACAGCTGATGATATTATCCCAGCAGGTGACGGTTATGTTTACACTGTTCAATTAGTTAACAACAACAACGCAGCCTCTTTAGATAACAAGTACCTTGCAAAAGGAACTAAGTTCTTCAGAAAAGGTTCTGCACGTGGTGAGTATGGTGAAAGATTCTCTGACATTGAAACAGGTTCTGGTTTCCGTGAATTCTACAACTTCGTAGGAGGAGCAGAAGCTCACGTACACTATTCAATTTCTTCAAGAGCAGACTTAATGATCAAAGGCGGATTGAACGCTGATGGTACTGTGCCTGTAACTGAAATTTGGAGAAACTTTGACAATGACCCAAACAACCCATCAGTACCTAGTATTGAAGGATTAGTTGCATCTATGGGTAAAGCTGGTGCAAGAGAAGCATTTGAAAATGGTACTCTTACACGTACTTTCATTACAAATATGGAAGCAGCACACCTTTCTAAAATTGCAACTGACATTGAGACTTACCTCATGTGGGGGAAAGGCGGTAGAATTAAGCAAGACGGACCAGATGATATTAGATTATCTGTTGGTTTATGGGCACAGTTGGATAACTCATTTAAGAGAGTATACAACAAGTCATCATTTACTCTTGACATGTTTAAGTCTGAGCTTTACAACTTCTACCAAGGAAAAGTTGAATTTAAAGGACCAGACCCACAAAGATCACTTGTTGTACAAACAGGTATTGGTGGTATGCAGTTAATCAACAAAGCAATTGCTGATGAAGTGTATGGTTCTGGATTAGTTCAAAATGCATCTGATATCGGAGCTGTAACAGGTAAAGGTATGGATTTAGATTATGGTTTTGCTTACACAAGCTTTACTATTCCATTCTTAGCTAACGTTAAGTTTGTATTGAATCCTGCATTTGATAACTTAAACACTAATGACATTGAGAATCCATTAATTGATGGAAGACCTCTAAGTTCATTTAGCTTTATCATCTTTGATGTAACTGACGAAGGTAATGACAACATTCACTTGTTGAAACTTTCTTGGGATAATCAACTTAAGTGGTTCTACCAAAATGGTACTATGGACTACATGGGAAGAACCCAAGGATTTGCATCTACTGGACAGTTCAATGGATACAGAGTTTATATGACTCAAACCATGCCAGCTGTATGGGTTAAAGATCCGACTAAAGTTCTTAAAATTGTAATGAGAAACCCAGTTACTGGAGGATCATTCTAAGAATTGTAATAATAAGGGGAGGTGGGTTAAACCTCCTCCCTTTTTATTTTTAACCTTTAAATATAACTGATCATGGCACTAGATATTAAAAGACAAAACAAAACATATGAATTTTCAAATTCAAGTGTTTCTAAAATACTTGCTTCTAAAGCAGTTGGTAAGGATATCTTAGCAAGAGACCATGCAGATGATGCAGCAGCAAAAGCTGCAGGTTTAGCGAAAGGTGATTTATATCACACTTCAGGAGCTTTGAAGATAGTTGTTAGTTAAAGTCAAAAACTATAGCAAGGGTAAAACCTTGCTTTAGAAATATTAGTAATAATAAGAATGTGCATTAGTTTGCATTATTTGACTATAGTAATAATTATTAATTTTTAAAAAACCAAAAATGGAAGATTACACAATTGTTGAGAAGTATCAACAGAAAAAGAAAGGAAGCACTATAGCTATCCGCCCTTATTTTAATCCTAACAAGGAGAATATGGGACTAGAAGCTTATGGCTTAGCTTTACATGATGGAGTATTTCATCAAGAAAGCTTGGCATGTTTAGAATTGAATGGAGTTAAAAGATATGTAACAGGTCTTAATGAATTTGCTCCTGAAGTTAAAATGTTACCTGCTAAAGAGAAAAAGGCTAAAATAAAAGAAATTAGACAAGTAGTTTCTGAACTTGAAGCTGAATTAGCAGCTAACCAAGTTGATCCAGAAGACAAAGAGTTTTGGAATAAGTTAACTATAATGAAGCCTGATAACTCTAAGTTCTGGGATAAAATTCAACTTAGATGTGGTAATGATCCTGTTTATTTAGATATAGAATCAGATCCTTATGATAGAATTAAACTTTATGCAATAAAAGCTGGAGGTTTTTCTATTGTTGCTAAATCTTTAAAAGAAGCAAGATCTGCACAGAATAATCCAAAGTTTTACTTGGATACTGTTGAAGAAACTCTTACAACAAGAACTGAGACAACTAAAATTAAAAATAAAGCATTGGCATCTTTACAAAACTTATATGATTCTAATACAGCTAAGTTAATGTATGTAGCAAAGGTTTGTGATGCTGATAGTGTTCAATATACTAAGAATACACCAAATGATATTATGTATGAAAATATGGATGCATATATTAATGGTTTTGGTGCTGAATCAAATAAAAAGAGAGCTGCTAAACAATTTTTAGAGGTATCTAATTTAGATATGGAAGAATTAAAAATTAGAGCATTAATTAAAGATGGCCTATACTATAGATTTATTACTACTAAAGCAGGAGGTTGGATTGAACCAATTGATAGTGGTATTAGAATGGGTAAAAGACCAGCTGAATGTTTAGAATTTTTAATGGATCCTAAAAATGAAGAGCAACTCTTATCATTGATTGATAAAGTAGAACCATATTGGAATTCATAAAATAATATATAATGGAAAATAGTACACTCTTATTAAAACTTAAACAAAGGCTTAACAAGCTAGACAGTCAGGATTATGACAATATTGAATGTTGGCAGTTTGTAGAGGCTTTTAATAAAGCACAAATTGAGTGGTGTAGAAGAAATCTCCATGGAGGTAACATGTATAAAGAAGGGGATGAGTTATCTAAAAAAAGAATTGATGACTTGCAACCTTTACTTAGAGAGTTATCTCTAGTAGGTACGGTTACTGATGAGTATTTTGAATCTACAAATTTTCCAGTTGACACATATTTAGAATACAAAAAGGTCTCTACTCAAGCAAAGGATGATTGTTGTACTCCAAGATCAATGACTGTATATTTAGCTGAAGAAGCTAATGTAGAGTTGTTACTTAGAGATCCGCTTAAGAATCCAAGCTTTGAATGGGGTGAAACATTTTGTACAATGTTAAATAACACAATTAGAATTTACAGAAATCCAAATTTTGATATTGTAAATCCTGTTTTGACTTACTATGAAAAACCAACACTTATAGAAGTTGAAGGATGTGTTAATCCATATGATGGTACATTAAGTACAACAAATGTAGACTGTGAATTCAAAGATGATCTAGTAGAAGTTATGCTAGATGATGCAGCTGCACTAATAGCTGGTGATATTGAAAATCCATATCAACAGCAAAGAGGGCAAGCTGCTGCAGAAAGAAATAATTAATTATGCATTTAAATAAAAAATGCGTATATTATTATAGTAACATGTAGTTACGAACAGAGTAAACTGTTAAAATCATTTTTTATAAACCGTGAGAGTAATATCTCACACAAATATTTTTAATTATGGCTTATTTTAATCATGCTTTTATCAAGACGTTTGTAGTAGACAGTGTAGATTTATCCGCTGACACTAAAACAAGCGCACTTGGAGCTGGTCAATTGGCTTTAGTTGCTGGTGGAGATTGGGAATCTGTTGCACTACCTGGTGGTGCTGGAGTTCCAGTATTTGCTAAAGGAGAACTTGGATACATTGTAGAAGGTTCTTTTTATTCTAAAGACACAATTGGTAACAATCCAGGACACGGTGGCTATCAAGAGTCTGTAAAATCTAAGGGTATCAACCCAAGATATATTACAAGACTTTGGGAAGCTAACTGTTTATCTGCATCTCAAGCTACAGCTAGCCTTGAATTAGGTTCTGACTGTGCTCCATGTGGAAAAACACAATTTATGAGAATTGATGTGAAGGGATCTCCTGCACTAAGATTCTTAAATCACAACGCTTATGCTATTGCTGACTCAGCAGGTGTATGTTGTGTAGATGGACAAGAATTTATTGACCCAGCATTAGTACTTGCTACTATGGCTGACATGGCAATTTCTGATCCTCTAATTAAACCTTTCGTTGCTGAAGCTGATCTAGATGCTGTTGGTGGAACTACTTTATCTGCTGCAGGTACTGGTTATGCTGTTGCTGATGGTGTTGCAACAACTGGTGGATCTGGTTCAGGTGCTACAATCAACATTTTATCTGTTGGTGGTGGTGGTGAAATTGCAACTTATTCAATTGCCTCTGTAGGTAGTGGATATGCTGCAGGTGATGTACTATCTGTTTCAGGTGGTGGCGGAGACGCTGACATCTTAGTTGATGATGTTGTTAGTGGTGGTTTAGTTGTTTCTGTTGTAACAGCAGGACAAACTGTACAATCTGCTTACACATTTGCTCAAGCTAAAGGTGAAGGAGCTGGTGCTTATGTACCTTCAACTGATCCTAATGGTGCTTCAAAAGTATCTGCAAAAGCTAATTTTGTTGGTGCTTACGTTGACACTGAGTTTGGTAACTGTTCTTTTGATACAAGAGATCATTTCAATGCTGAGCCAGTAGAGATTATTGTTTCTGAATTAGATGAAACTGGTAATCCATGTAATGACTGTGGCGTAGCTTCTAGAACTCCTGGTCAAATGCAACAAACAAAAGGTGAAGAAGTAATTAGAGAATTAATTATGTCTGAGAGATACCGTCAAAGTCCTTTCAACCAAGGAAACCCTGACAGTTCAAGAATCAGAGAAATTGAAATGTCTTCTGAACTACTTGCTGCTGTTGATAGAAAAGCTACATATAAAGCTTTCTATGTACAACACAGTGTGCCTAGATTTAACAACCCAACTGGTGTATTTGATAATGACCAGTATGTTTACAAAATCTACGCTAAGTGTGATGACGCAGAAGCTATTGCTGGTATTACTAAACTATTAGAAGGTTTAGCAGCATGGGCTGATGATAACGGTAACAAAATTTCCGTTGAAACAAATGCTCACTGGTAAGATCTAATCAACCATAGTATTTAAAATTGAGCAGGGGAGAAATCTCCTGCTCTTTTTATTTTATATTCTCTGTAATTTTTTGTATATTATCTATATAGTGTAATAAAGTAGCAAACAATGGCAAGCAAACATATATTAAGTTTAGAGATACCCACAGTATCAAACTGTGATTTATTGTGTATAAAAGATACAAGTCAATACAGTGATGACCTAGCAGTAGACTGTGAAGAACTATTGATTACACTACCAGGATTCAGTGTTCCTGTACTTATACAAGTAGATAAAGGTTTTGATATGTGTCTTACAGCATGTACATTATCTCTTCAAAAAACTGATTGCGGAACAACACAAGAAAAAATTCCTGATGGAATATACATTGTAAAATACAGTGTATCTCCAAACTCTAAGGTTTATGTAGAATACAACCATTTAAGAGTAACTAGATTACTTACTACTTATTATGAAGTATTATGTGATTTAGAAGTACAGGCTTGCCAACCAAACTCTGATAAACAAGCTCTCTTAGCAGAGATGAGTTATATTAAAACATTAATTGATGCAGCGGTAGCCAATGTTGAATATTGTCAATCATCTGCACAAGGAATGCAATTGTATGAATATGCAAAACAGAGATTAAATAAAATAGCATGCCCATCAGGAGACTGTGGGTCAAGTAGTATATATGTAATATAAACCAAAAAAGAAATGGCAAACTGTGCACACTGTAATAAACAATTTACTTGTGGCTGTCAAAAAGCTAGTTTAGGAAATGGAATAGTAGTATGTAAATCATGTAAAGCAAAAGCAGAAGCAAAGCTTAACACATCTTCTGACCTGAATAGAGAATTAGCAAGACAACAGATACAAGATTTAAGAAATAGATAGTATGGCATCAACTGTAAGAAAAGGATCTAATACTGCTCAAAAAGAAGAGCTTGCTTTACTTAAACAAATTAAGGTAGAGCAAAATTTTGCTAAGCAGGTATATGCTAATTTTCAATCATTAAAGTTTGGTATTGAGTCATGTTGTTATACAGACTTTGAATCAGCTGTACTAAGAAAAGCATTATGTGACTGGCAGAATTCTGCTAGCAGTAAAGTTGTGGTTGCAACTGAAACACAAGGTGTATTTGTAGAACCGTTAGCTAAAGTTAATGCTAAAGCTAGTATGAGTTGTCCAGAGACACCTACAAATGTATGTACTATAATTGACCTAGAAGATATTATAGCTCATGAAGCAACATTTGTACAGTGTTTTGAAAATGTATCAGATACTTGGACAGTTACACATAATTTAGGGAGGTTCCCTTCTGTAACGGTAGTAGATAGTGGTAACACTGTTGTAGTAGGTAATGTAGATTACAAGAGCACCCAACAATTAGTAATAACTTTTAACGCACCTTTTTCAGGATGTGTTTACTTGAATTAGAAATAAAATAAATAACAATTAAAATTAAATAACATGGCAGTCAATTTTTTAACGGGTTTAGACATACAAGGTAATGTCTCCTTAAACAACAACCAGCTGCAAAACTTTGTGGTTCAGCCTCTAGGTTCAAACCCCACAGGAATTGCTGGTAGAGTATATTATAACTCAGCAAATAATGTGCTGAGATTATATGATGGATCCAACTGGGTAGATTTATCCACAGGATCTGATGATAACACAACATATGACTTTTCAGTACCTGCAGCAACTACAACACTTAGATTAGCAGGTTCAGATGGTACTAATGATGATGTGACTATTTCTGGTAGTGGATTAATCACTGTTACTAGACAAAGTGCTACAGAATTAGCAATTGGAACTACAGCAACATCCAATACAGGTACTGTAACTAGCGTAGGTGGTGGTAGTGGTATTACTATTACAGGTAATGCTTCTGTGTCACCAACAGTAAATGTTGATTACTTAGGTTCTGATTCTGTTGTATTAGCAGCAGCTGATGGTACTAGTTTAACTGTAGCAACAAATGATAAATTAATTGTATCAGATACATCTGACTCAGGAAATGTTAAATATGTAAATATTTCACAGATTACTGCAGCAGTTGGTGGTGGTACTGTTACATCTGTTGAATTAGCAGAAGGTGCACTTATTGATTTATCAGGAACAAATCCAATTACAACTTCAGGTACTATTACTATTGGTGTTGACTTAAATGAATTAAGTACAGCTACTGGTGATATGACGAGTAATGATTTATTTGCTGTTGTATTAGCAAATGGAAATCAAGCAAAATTTACCCCGGCATTAGTACCTAATGATTTATTCCCTAATGATGCAGGTTATGTAACTTCATCTGGTGTAACATCAATTGCGTTAAGTGGTGATAGTGGTTCAACAAGTGCTATTACTTCTACAGGTACCTTTACTATTGCAGGAGGGACAAACGTTACAACATCTGCTTCAGGTACTACAGTAACAATTAATTCTACAGATCAATTCCAGGGTACAGTAACAAGTGTAACTGCTGGAGCTGGTTTAACTCAGACAGGTACAAGCACTGTTAATCCAACAATATTAGTAGATTATACTAATGCAGGTCTTATTAATGATGCACCTGGTATGACTGGTTTTGCAGAATCAGATGATGAAATTTTATTAGCTGATGATAGTGCAAGTAAGGCAGTAAGATCAGCAGCTTTAGTTGATATTCCATTAAACGTACTTGGATTACCTAATGCTGATTTAAGTATAAATTCTCAAAAACTTACTTCAGTTGCAAATGGTACAGCTGGTACAGATGGTGTTAACTTAGGACAAGTTCAAGCACTTGTTGCTGGAGTTGGTGTATTCCAAGGAGGATATAATGCAGCTACAAACTCTCCTGCAATAGCAGGTTCAAGCAACATTGCGCTTACTACAGGTGACTTCTTTGTTGTTACTACAGATGGTACTATATCTTTTAATGGTAGTACTGTTGATGTTGAGGTTGGTGATATGATTTATGCTAACACAACAATTGCAGCAAATTCTAATCCACCAGCTTCAAGTTATGCAATTGTAATTCAAGATCAAAACATTGCAGGTACAGGATCTTCAGACGGTGCTACTGAAAAAGGTGTTGCTGGATTTAACAGTGCAACATTTAGTGCTACAGCAAATGGATGGATTTCTGTTAAAGCAGGTGGTATTAGTGATGCTCAGTTAGCAGAAACATATAACCAGATTATTGGTACTGACTCAGATATTAATACTTCAGGTGTTGATGTAGTTGATCAGTTAAATATGACTGATGGTGTTATTACTTCACACTCTACAAGAACATTACCTGATTCAACAGAAAGTGCACGTGGTGTAACTGAAATTGCAACACAAACTGAAGTTGATACAGGAACAGATGACTTTAGATATGTAACTCCAGCTAAATTAAAAGCTCATATTGATAAGCAATCATTTAGCGGTACATATCCAAGTGCTTCAGCAAGTTCTTGGACAATTACAGCAGCTGTTCATGGATTGGGTGCTACACAAGGTCCTTTCATTATACAAACATTTGATAATAAAGGTATTCAGGTGTATATGGATGTAGCTATTGCTGCAAATGGTGATGTTACATTTACAACTACAAACAATCAAGCAACAAATGCTATTACATGTAATCTAATGAAAGTAAGATAATTACACGTTTAATTTAAAGGGGAGACGCTTAAATTATAACATTTAAATGTTTCCCCTTTTTTTTAAAATTAGTATATTGCGAAATAAATAAAAAGACATGGCTATAAGTTTTTTATCATCTATTCAGGTTACAGGAACAACTAGTGTATCTAGTATATCTAATGATAATAGTACTTATACCGGTATATTAGTATGGGATGGTAGTTTATTAAAATATAGAACTAAATCTCAAATTCTTGGTGATATTGGTGCTGGTACGGGAGACGGTAGTGTAACTTCTGTTACTGTTACTGGCTCAAGTGGTTTATCTGGCTCAGGTACAGTAACAACTAGCGGTACAATTACTCTTACTAATTCTGATAGAGGATCTTCACAAAATATATTTAAGAATGTTGCAGTGTCTGGACAAACAACTGTTGTTGCAGACAATAATAATGATACATTAACATTTGTAGCTCAGGGTGGTATGACTATTACTACTAATGCTACTAATGATCAAATTATATTTAACTCATCTGATAATAATGATAATAACTATCTAACATCAGCTTCCTTTAACACGAGCAATGGTGTTTTAACTTTGAATAGGTCTGGTTTATCAGCCGTTACTGTTGATCTTGATGGAAGATATGCTACAAGTTCAGGTGTAACATCTATAGCTACTACTAATGGTATTACTGGTGGTACAATAACCTCAACAGGAACACTTCAAGTAGATAGTACAGTAGTAAGAACATCAGGTACTCAAACTATAGGAGGAGAAAAAACTTTTACAAATCAATTAGCTGTAGATACAGCTGGTGGTAGTGAAAGAATGAGATTATTTAATGAAAATAATACAGCACCTATAGCGGATAGTTTTTCAGGCAATACATCAAAATCATATATATATTTTGATACAGTATCTGGATCAAATGATCCTGGATACATTATGCATGAAAGTAGTGCAACAGAAACAAATGAAGGTGTATTACATTTAGTTCCATCAGATGATAATAGTTCAGGTGACTATGTAAGTATACATGGAACAAATGATCCAGATGTTTTAAAGCTACATACAAGTGGTTTAATTGAATCTGTTAACTTACAATTACAAATTAAATCAGGTAATGGAGCTGTATATGTCAATGATGATTTAATTGTAGAGACTGATTTAACAGTATCAGGTGGAGATATTACTTTAGGAGGAACAGGAAGAATACAAGGAGTAGATACAGTATCTGCAAGTACTGATGCTGCTAATAAAGCTTATGTAGATAACAAAAATGTTGGAGTTACAAGTGTTGCTACAGGATTAGGACTAACTGGTGGTACAATAACAAGCATTGGAACTATAGAAGTAGATTATAGTGCTAACGGACTTATAGCTGATGCGCCAGGAGGATCAGGAACTCCTCATGGAGATGATTATATTTTAGTTGGTTTAGATTCTTCAGGTAGTGGTGAAACAGTAAGTTATGCAATTGTTGATTTACCATTTACTAATAATAATGGTACTGTATTTTCTGTAGCTACTGGGACTGGTTTAACAGGTGGTACTATTACAGGCTCTGGTACTATATCTTTAGCAACTGCAGGTGTAGGTGCTGGTACTTATGGTAGTACATCAAACAGTACCAAAATAGATACTATTACAGTAGATGCATATGGTAGAATTACTGCAGTAGCTACCGGAGCTACAGGACAAGTAAATAGCGTAACTAGTGGTAATACAAATACAATAACAGTAGGTGGTAGTTCAACAGCACCAACTATATCAGCCAATACAGGTGCTGTAAGTAGTAGTTCATCAAACTTAGCAACAGGAGCACAAATACAATCAGCTATTGATAGTGCTGTAACAGGAGTGTTAAAATATCAAGGTACATGGAATGCAAATACTAATACACCAACGCTTACAAGTGGATCAGGTACACCAGGATATTATTATATTGTTTCTACTAATGGTAGTACAAATTTAGATGGTATTACAGATTGGAAAGTTGGTGACTGGGCAGTTTTCTCAGATCAAGCAACAGATGCCTGGCAAAAAATAGACAACACTCAAGTTGGTAATGTAACAGGTAGTGGTTCATCTGGTAGAGTAGCATTTTGGAATAGTTCATCAAACATTACAAGTCATTCTCAAATGACTTACAATAATGTAAGTAATGTATTAACAGTTAATGGGCATACTTCTGATCAATGGACTAGTGCATATGATAATATGATTACTACAGCTACAGTGACAGGTACTACTACAAAAACTTTAACACTAAATCAACAAGATGGTGGTACAGTAACAGCATCATGGACAGATAATAATACTAACTATTATTTAAGTTCTGCTTCTTTTAATACAACTAATGGAGTACTTACACTTAATAGAAGTGGATTATCTGCAGTAACTGTTGATTTAGATGGTAGATACAATCCTACTATAGGTACAGATACTGATATCAATACATCAGGATATAGTATTATTGATCAGATTAACATGACCGATGGGGTCATAACATCTACTGGTGCAAGAAACTTATTAAATGTACATGTAGAGGATACTAGAGCAGCAGAAAAAACACCTAATGATTATCAAGACAAAGCATTATCACTTGACTTTACAGATGAATTTGGTACACTAGGATCATGGTGGAGTGGTATTACTATAAAAGGTTGGGCTGATAATTATCAAGCATGGCAACTTATTAGTGGTTCTGATACAAGTGCTGATAATAAATTATATTTTAGAACAGGTATTGGTACAACCTGGGGTACTATGTATGAAGTATATCATACAGGAAATTTACCTGCAATACCAACAGTATACAATAATTCAATTACTATAAGTGCAGGAACTAATCTTTCTGGTGGAGGCACTTTTACATTAAATCAAAACTTTAATGAAACAGTTACCATAAATATGGCAACTGGTGGAGTTGGAGCTGGAACTTATGGTTCTACATCTAACTCAACAAAGATTGATCAAATTACTGTTGATGCTTACGGTAGAGTTACAGCAGTTACAACAGGAGGCACAGGTGATATAAATGGCGTTACAGCAGGTGCTGGTTTAAGTGGTGGTGGTACATCAGGTACACCAACTATAAGTGCTGATTATGCAAGTGGTATTATTAGAGATGCAAACACGGGTGGTGCTATTGATGGAAAAGATGAAATTATATATTATAGTACAGCTAATAGCCGAGTTGAATACGCTGCTGTAGCTAATTTACCTTTTACCAATAATGGAAATAACTTTGTAAGTAGTGTTAGTTTTAATACTACTAATGGAATTTTGACATTAAACAGATCAGGCTTAACAGCTCTCACTGTAGATTTAGACGGTAGATATTTAACAAGTGCATCTAACTATTATTTAAATGGTATTTCAAAATCAGGTAATACATTAACATTTAGTGTAAGCGGGGCAACTAACCAAACATATACATTTGGTTCAAATGCATTTAACTCAACAACTATTCCTACCAACAATAATCAGCTTACAAATGGCGCTGGATATACAACAAACAATGGTACAGTAACTGGTACAGCAACTACAGGTTGGATACCTAAAATGGATAGTTCTAGTGATATAGGTACATCAAGTCTAAAACAAAATTCTTCAACAGAAGTATGGGTTGGTAGTAATGGATATTTAAGAATGAATGAGTTTGGTACTATTACAATAGGTAATAACTACATGGGCTCAACACCTGCTACAATTTTCCCATACTATACATCCTTGTATATAAATCCAGGAGCAACAAATAGAACTGTATATTTTGGTGCACCCACAAGTTATGTTACTAATGTTAATGTAATGGGTCAATTAAGTGCTAACGCAATTGATCTTGATGACAATGAGTATTTATATTTTGGTACTAGTAATGATGTTGAGTTGTTCTGTAATGGTTCACATATGTACATGGACCTTAATTCTGGTATAGGAAACTTCTATATTAGAGATGGTTCTACAACTAGATTTACTTTTAATGATAATGGAAACTTTACTGCAACTGGTAATATTACTGCTTATTCAGATGAAAGATTAAAAGAAAATATTGAAACACTTGACGGATCTAAAGTATTAGAGATGAGAGGTGTATCATATACTAAGGAAGGTAAAGAAAGTTCTGGTGTTATTGCTCAAGAGTTAGAAAAAGTAGCACCTGAATTAGTTGAAACAGCTGATGATGAAATGGGTACAAAATCTGTTGCATATGGAAATCTTGTTGGTTATCTAATTGAAGCAGTTAAAGATCAACAAAAACAGATTGATGAACTTAAAGCTAAATTAGAAAGTTATGGCTCTTAATAGTTCAGGTCAATTATCTATTGGTGGTTCTACTACTGGTGAGTCAATCAATTTAGAATTAGGTAAAAGTGCTAGTGCAACAAGTGGTCTTGGAGATACTGATTTAAGATCTTTGGCAGGAGTTAGCAGTGGTCCAATAGTATTACCTGATGATTTTTGGGGTAAATCTGATACTCCGTGTGATAGCCATGAGCTTTGTTATGTACAAGTTAGTAAGTCTCCAGCAGAAGAAGTATGTAATTGTACAGGTAAATCTGATATTATATATGTATATGGACCACCAATAGAAGTTTGTGAAGATTTATTAGATATGTATCAATCACCAGGATGTAGTATGCCAATGATCTATTTAGATGGTTGGTATGGTTTTTATATAAATAGTGGTCCAAATCCTCAACGTTGGTGGGCACGTATATTTCAAGGTCAAGTAATTGATTGTAATCCATGTCTATTTTTTCCAGGTGATGATGCTGACCCTGGAGATGGTGATCCAACAGGAGATCCAGGTGATGGACCGGATCCAGATGATGGATTTGGTGATGATCCGTTTAAAAGATAAGAAACCAATAAATTTGTAATTATGAAAAAGAAAAAAGTAACAAGTAAAAAGTCTACAGTTAAAAAGCCTGCAGTTAAGAAAACTGTTGCTAAAAAAACTGTTGCTAAAAAAACAACAAAAAGAAGTAGAACAAAAGCTAAAGAAGTTGTTAAAGAAGTTAAAAAGGTAATAGCACCTAAATATAGAATAGAATACATGTATGGTATATCTTCTTTAGTAACTACAAAGCAGGGTTTAATTAAAGAAATACATTTTGATTATACAGGCACCTTAGAAGGTGTTAGTCATACTGTGTCAGGATCTTTAGCTGTTACAGATATTGAACATCCTGCTATTTCTAAAAGATATGATAAAGTAAAGAAAGAAGATGTAATTGACTACTTACTAAAGTATGTTAGAATAGGTTATAAAGAAGCTATGCAAGAGATAATTGAAAAGGAACTTTTACCTGAAACTAAAATTATAACAGAGTTACCTTGGTAATATCAAAATTATTAGTATCTTTGAATTGTATACAAATTTTTAAAACCAATTATAATGGCAAAAGCAAAAAAGATTTCTAAAAAGGAATTGGGTGAAGTAAAAGAACTTCAGCAACAAATCAATACATTACTGATGAATATTGGTAATGCGGAATTAGTTAAGAATCAATTAGTTGAAAAGCACAAAGAGCTTCAAGCAGAATGGAAAGCTTTAAGTAGTGGGCTAGAAGATAAATATGGTTCTGTAAATATTAGTCTAGAGGACGGAACTATTTCTGAAATTGAAGAAGAAGCTAAACTAGAAAAAGCTTAATACTCCTCACATAATAAATGTTTATGAAAATTTTTAAAACCAGACATTAGCTTGTTTGGTTTTAAAAATTTTTGTATATTATAATTGTATAGTTTATATGACAACAGTACATTATAACAAAATAAACATTTATGATCCCAACAAATTCAAGTGGCACCACAAATGGATGTGACAACATATCTTCTAATTGTGTAATATGGCAGGGTCCTGATATTGCATGTATAGACCTATGTGCCGGAGATACAATTAGTGAAGTTACTGCTAAGATAGCACAGAAAGTTTGTGACATTATCACAGATGGAGTTGCAGCTAATCCGGATTTGACTGGATTAGATCTAACATGTTTAAATATTAAAGGGGTTACCCCAACAGAATTGGTTCCTGTTTTACAGGCTATGGTAAATCAAATCTGTGCAAATACTGGCGGTACTAGAGGTAATGAAGGTGGTAGTTTACCAAATATGACATTACCTGCTTGTATGCAGTATAATGATCCTAGCGGAAACCCAGTAACAGAATTACCACTAGATCAGTTTGCTACATTAATTGCAAATCAAGTATGTACGAATTTAGCAAGTATTAATACTATAAATTCTACTTTAACAAGTCTTACTACAAGAGTAGATGTTTTAGAAGCATGTGTATTACCTTGTTCAGGAGCAGTTGTAGAAGCACAAATTGTTCCAACTTGTGTAAGTAATGTAGGTGTATTAACAGATGTATCTGTAGTTGTATTAGCACTTGAAAGTGCTTTTTGTGCTTTACAGAATGCAGTTGGATTACCTTCTACAATAGGTAGTGCAATATCTCAAACATTTATATCTGGTTCAACAACACAATTATCAGACTCAAGCGCATCATATAGTGGAGTAACAGGATGGAATAACAATCCTTCAACATTAGCACAATCAGTTCAGAATGCGTGGGTTGTTATTGATGATATGTATAACGCAATATTAGACATACAAACTAACTGTTGTCCAGGAGGATGTGATGGTGTAACATTTGGTTACTCAACAACCAATACTCTTAATACATCTACGGGTGTAATTACAGATATTGTATTCAACTTTACTCCATCTATAATCCCAAGTACATTTAATGATTCTGCAGGTTATAGTCAAGTAACTATTACTGATGCTGACGGAGCAGCAGTTAACACTGTTGTTAGTGTATCAAGTTTACAAAACACTCCTTCCGGTATATCTGTCAATGTATCTTCATTGAATGTATATAATGATTTAAATGTTAATGTTGACTTTAGAGTAACAGACGGATCAGATACATGTGAAGGAAATCAATCAAGTGTTGTAGCAGGAATTATACCATGTCCTTCTCCAACATTATCAGCAATAACTCAAGACGGTTTGACAGTTTCATTCTCAAATACATTAGGTACAGCAGCAACTTATATTTTAGATATTCTTGATGGATCAAATACAGTGGTAGCTACTACTACAATTAATAATGCTCCTTCACTTATATCACATACATTCACAGGATTAACTGCTAATACAGCATATAGTTTAAGAGTAACAGTTAAGAGATCTGGTGGAACAAAAGTTTGTCCAGAAATAGGATTTACAACTGAAGAAGGAGCTGCACCATGTTCAAATGGTATGGATGTAGTATTTATTGTAGATTATACTTCTTCAATGACAAATACAGTTGATGATATTAAAACAGGAGCTTCAAGTTTAGTTAGCACAATTGATAGTGCAAGTGGAGCTAATAACTATAGAATTGGATTAGTAACTGCAGATGAAGGAGCTGTTAATCAACCAGCATATAATGCTTGTGCTGATTATACAAGTCTTCCAAGCACTCAAAGAGTTATTAACTTTGGTGGTGGAACTTATCAGTTCTACACTGCATGGGAAATGATGGCAACAAATAATGGAACAGGATTTACTACACAAGTTCAAAAACTAAATAAAGGAGTTGATGGCACATGTGTTAATATGGGTCAAGGAGCAGGTGGTCCTGAGCCAATGGATATTGCAATAGAAAATGTAGTTGGTTCATCAGAGTTTGCCGGTGCATTCAGAAGTAATGTTGCTAAATATATATTAGCATTTACTGATAATTTACCAGGAGGTGATCAAGATCAAATGAATATGACTGTTTGGTCAAGAATTCAATCTCTTATTACTACTTGTAATAATAATGGTATTAAAGTATTTGTATTAGGTACTGGTACAGCTTTAGACTGGGATAATGGAGGAACTATTACACCAATATATCCATGGAGAGAATTAGCAATTCAGACTGGTGGTAATTATACAACTAGCTCAGATGCAACAACAATCTCTAGTGAAATTATAGCAGGTTGTTCATAAAATAAAAAAAAAATAAAATGGCATGTAATTGTACAAAATGTAGTGAAAAATGTGGATGCGCTGATACAGCTCTAACTAACCCATGTACTTATACTGATTGTAGTGTGGGTAGTGAAAGATGTGAAGACGTTCAGTGTGCAGCATGTGTAAGTTATTGTGGAACATCATTTCAAATTGGTGACACAGGTGCTCAAATAGTTATAACTTCTGGTGAAAGATTAGATTCTATTATTCAAAAGTTTGCTATGATACTATCAAATGGTTTAGGTGCATGTACATCAAATGACTTACAACATGATCCATATAATGTTTATGCAGGTACAGTTACTAGTTCTACTGCAGAAGTCTTATGGAATGGTATATGGAGTAATAGTACAGGTTTAAATATATATTATGATACACAAGTTAGTCCATCAGGTTGGACACTTGCTAACTCAACTCCTATAGTAACTACTGTAAGTAACTATAAGATTGAGAACTTAGTAGCCAGCACAGCTTATAAAGTTAAAGTTGTTGACGCTGGAAACTCTGCTGCTTGCAAACCAATAGAAATATTATTTTCTACTCTAGCAGCATAACAAAATACAACTGTGGTGGTTTGTTGGTTTTCTACTACAAACGTTGGAAGGGGCCGGGTTTTATCCCGGTCTCTTTTTTTTTGCTATCTTTACAATAAATATATATACTAATTATGGATAATTTAAAACAACAAGTATTGCATTCTTTGAAGTGGAAAAAGACTGCTGAATATGCAGCAGAAAAGATTGGTATCACTGTACAAGAATACAAAAAAATCAAAAAACAAATTCTTTCAGAGAGAAAAAAACAAAAGAAAATTACATCATTTTTTAACAAGGCTGCTGACAAAGCACAACTTGTAGAGTCAATAGACTTAGATAAAGGAGAAGGAAAGATCTCAGGTACGTTTGATTATGAACCAAAAAGTGCAGAAGAGATAATTCAATTACTTAAAATTGATACTAACAAATGGAGATTATCTCAATATTGGAACAAACAAATGGGAAATCATTGGAGAGTCTCAGCATTAGTAACACAAATAAAAAACCCAGAAGAAAATTTATTTAAAAATTTACTAGAGAACTGGAAACCTAAGAAACATAAAATACCAAGACTTGAGCGTGTTAAATCAGATAATCCTGTTTGTGCTGTTATGTCATTACAAGATATACATTTTGGTAAAGAAGGTAATGACACTATAGACAAAGACTTTGAAGATACTATAAAAAACCTAATGGGTAGAGCAGCTCCAGTAAATAATATTGAGAGAATGTATTTTGTTGTAGGAGGAGATCTAATCAACATGGATACGTTTGAGGGTACAACTACAAGCGGAACTGCTTTAGATAACTGTATGACAGCTACAGACGCTTATATACAAGCTTTTGATGCTATGCATTGGGCTATAAACTATTTAAAGGCTTTTTGTAATGAGCTAGTTGTTGTTTATGTACCAGGTAATCATGATAGATTATCATCTTTTCATTTAGTACATGCTTTATCTATGTCTATAGATAGTGAAGATATTACTTGGGATATTACTTATGAAGAAAGAAAAGTGCACGTTTGGTATAATAACTTCAATGCTTTTGAGCATGGAGATAAACGTAGCAAAAATAATCCTTTAATATATGCCTCAGAATATCCAAAAGAGTGGGGTGCAACAACTAATAGAACATTATTTAAAGGTCATATACATACAGATAGAAAAGTAGAATACATGACATCTAATGAGACAGCAGGTTTTATTGAGAAAACATTACCTAGTCTAGGTAAAACAGATTATTACCATTACAGTAATAAATATGTATGTAATAGAAGATCTGGTAAACTAGAGATTCAACATCCAACAATGGGTAATATATGTGAATTAACCTATCAAGCATTGTAAAGACCTTACTTTTAATTTCATAAAGTGGGGTTTTTTTTGTAAATTATAAATATAACTGTATGATCAATAATTTTAAAAAACCCAATTTAAATGCTCCTAGATACAGAGAGAAAAGACTTGGGTTATTAAATGAGCAAACAATTAAGGAGTTCAAAGACAAAAAACCTTTGTATTCTGATATAGATAATGTTAAACTAAAAAAGATAATAAAGATATATAATGTAAAACTTTGGAATGCAGTAGTAGATAACAGAGATGGTGTTGAATTACCAGATTCATTAGGTTATTTATTTATAGGGACTTGTCCCTCTTCTAAATCAGTTAACACTAATTATGCGTTATCAAAAGAGTATGGTAAAGTTTTACAAAATAAAAACTGGGAAACAGATGGAAATTTAGGAAAGATATTTTATACAAACTACTCAACTAAATATAGATTTAAAAATAGAGAGTTGTGGAGGTTTGTAGCATGTAGGGATTTTAAAAGAACTGTTGCAAAAAAATATCCTGTTAATTGGACAAAGTACCTAGTTATGAAGAATAAATACAAGGTTGCTCATCTATATGACGAGAATCCTGAAGAAACCAGCAAAGCATTAGATAAATATAATGAATTTGAAAAATAAAAAACATGGCAACAATAGCACAAGTAATATCTAGAATAAGAGGTCAAGTAAAAGCTGAAGTTCAAGATGCTTTTGTGACTGATAGATATATCTATAGCTTGATAGAGAAACATGCCCAGTTTTTAATGAGAAGACAAGACTATGCAAACAAACTATTAAAATTTAATTCAGTATGGAAAACACTTCCTTATGTAGAATTAGTTGAGGTAGATAAAGTTGAAGCTCATTGCGCTGGTATACAAAGTGGTTGTACAATAAAACGTACAAAGTTAAAGTTACCTTCTATGTTTGAAGGATATTGGGGACCACTTATCCGTACTATTAGTTCAATAGACGGATCTCAAGAATTACAAGCTACACAACCCGGTACTTATACATCTATGACAAAAACTACATCATTTAAATATAATAAGACATTATATTTTTGGTGGTTAGATGGTTATATATATTGTCCAAATATACAATGGGATGCAATAAAAGTAGAAGGTGTATTTGATTCTGATATTACTAAATGGGACTGTGATACAGAAAATGATTGTACTCCTAGATATGAACAACAAATGTATATACCTGAAGCATTATTTGCTGAGATTGAAAGTCAAGTTGTTGCAACAATGATGGGTACATTAAAAATACCATCTGAAGATTCAGATAACAAACGTAACCTAGCAAGAACTTAAAATAAAAGATAATGGGAGTATCACAAAAATATAGAACTTTTAATCAATTAATGGAAGATGTATCTATTGATTTTTCTACGTATGCCCTAGAGGGAATGATAGAACCTGCACAACTTATTAAAGTTGCTCTCAGAGTTAATTATGATTTGGGTTTACGTATACATAGAACAAAAGAAGTAGTTATAGATATAGAACATGGAAGGGGTCAATTACCTATGGATTTTCAATATCTAAATTATGCATTTAGATGTGGTGAGTATACTATAAATAATACAATGCCTTCAGGTACACATATAGAAACTTTTAATGATGTACCATATGTTCCTGCACCAGCAGATGCAGAACCTTGTAAAGATGGAGAAGCATGTAAAGATGTATGTGTTATAAAAACTTGCAATGATAAAAATGAATATCAATTAGTACAAAGAGTTGGCCCAAGTCAGTTTAGATCTTTTACTACATGGACTGAATTAAGAATAAAAGATGTGAATGATAAAGTTTGCTATTGCCCAAGTTTAGGTGCGCAAGCATTAGATATAGCAGAAATTAAAGATGGCTTCTTAGTTACAACATTTAGAACAGGAAAAGTATATTTAAGTTATCAAGGAGCAATGGAAAATGCACAGGGAGATTTGTTAGTATTAGATCACCCATACTGTAATGAATATTATGAATATGCCATAAAACAAAGAATACTTGAAAATATGATTTGGAATGGTGAGAATGTATCACAACAATTAAATCTAATAGAAGCAAGGTTAAGAGCTTCAAGAAATAATGCATTAGGTTTTGTGAATACACCAAACTTCCAAGAGATGAGAAAAGTATGGAACATGAACCGAAGAGCACAGTATCATAATTATTATAATATGTTCTTGAGTTATGCACCAGCTAATCCAACTCTTGCAGTTGCACCTCCTATTGCACAATCTCATCAAGGATCAACAACAGGCAGTAGTTCATGTCCAACTTGTTAACAAGTAATATATTATGGCAAAAAAGAAGAATACTACACCACAACCAAGGGGACAGGGGAGTTCATCAGTAAATACTAATTCATTTACTAAAGGGATGAACAAGGATGTAGCACCATCCTTTGAGCAACCAAATGCATGGTGGCATGCAAGAAATGCTGTAAATAATTCAGAAGATGGAGATGTAGGTTTAATTGGTAATGAACCATCTAATTTATCTTGTGGTGTAATTCCTTACACTGTAATTGGTGCTATACATAGATATGGAGATGAATGGGTTGTTTTCTCTACAGATGATATTAACTCTGAGATAGGGCGTTTTGATGATAGTGAGTGTACATATGAAACACTTGTTAATGACCCTTGTTTAAATTTTAAAAAGAAATATTTAATTACAGGTGCTGCAAAAGAAAATTTTGATTGTACTTGGGAAGTATACTGGGATGATGCAAACAATCCATCCCGTGCTATGAATATAGATGATATTCCTTGGAAAAAGGTTAAAATATCAGGGCCGGATGTTAATGGTGATCCTTGTGTTGAATATCAAATTATTGAACCTAAACAATTAGACTGTGAACAAATAAGACTAGCACCACTACTTGATACACCTTGTGTAAAATTAAGTAAGGCAACTGATGGTGGTATGATACGCAATGGTACATATCAAGCTTTTGTTGCATATGTAGAAAATGAACAACGTGTTACAGATTATATAGGTATATCTAATTTGCAGACAATATTTAGTCATGAAGGTGGTAATGGTTCTTTAGATATATCTATAACTAATTTAGATCAAGATTACTTTTACTATGAATTAGTTATACTTAGAAGAAACCAAGGTCAAACTTCTGCTAAGAGAATAGGTTTATATAGTACTGAGCAAAGTGATATTAATATTGATTTTATAGATGAAGCACTAATACCTATTGATTTAAAGCAAATTCCATTACGTAGCCCAGCATATGAAAAGTCTGAGTCTATGTTTGTAGTTAATGATTGGTTGATAAGACAAGGACCAACTGAGCAATTTGATTTTAATTATCAACCTATAGCAAATCAAATACAAACTAATTGGGTAGTAAATCAGCTTAGTGCAAAGTATTATACTTTGGGTGGTAATAAGCTTGGGTTTATGCGTGATGAACAATATGCATTTTTTATTAGATGGATATACAATACGGGTGAAAGATCATCTTCATATCACATTCCTGGTAGAGCTCCTGAGTCATATACATTACCAAATGGAGTATCATATCAAGAAAATGAAATTATAAATGGTGCTAATGTAATAAACACAGATGAAGGTGAACCTTTATTTAAAGTTTATAACACTGCTTCATTTACACAAACAAATATAAATGAACCTCAAGAAGATAACTCTTTAGTTATTGCAAGAGGAAAGATGGGATATTGGGAGTCTACAGAGTTATACCCAAGTAATAGACCAGATATATGGGGAGATTTATGTGGTAAACCAATTAGACATCATAAAATGCCAGATGAGTCATTGGGCGGTGCAGATTCTCCATTACATATAAGTACAACAAATGGTGACAATATTAATATTGTTGGGGTTGAGTTTACAAATATTGGTAGACCAACCAATAATGATGGTACATTCATTGAGAATATTGTTGGTTATGAAATATTAAGAGGTTCTAGACAAGGGGCTAGATCTATACTTGCAAAAGGTATGTTTAAAAATATGCGTAAGTATAGAATTCCTGACTCTGAAAATATATTGGGAGAATCACAAGGTCTATATCCTAACTATCCATACAACTCATTAGAAGATGATATTTTCTTTTTTGACGCAGGTCCAGATCCAAATGCTGAAGATACAAGAACAGGTGGTTGTCATAACTTTACTCAGTCTTTAGATAATTATCCTCCTTTAAGTGGTTATACTAAGGATGTATTTACTTTTAGTGCTCCAGACTTAATGTTTACAAAACCATTTTTAAATGCTTATGAAACTAAAATATATGGTAGTATAAACGGTAAATCTCAAGGAACGTTTATACCATCTGAGGATCACCCACAATTTAAATTACTAAGACCAGTAGCGGCTAACTTAGCAGCTATTATAGGTTTGGGATATGCTTTGAATGCAGTACAAGGTACTGAGTCAGTAAACACCAAAGCTTTACAAATTAACAACCAAGCATATGCACCATTTATTGGGGTAAGTAGTTCTACAGGTTATCCTACTTTTGCAACTGCTGGTGGTGTTAGTTTATCATTATTTGGTTTAATAGAGGGTTTTTTAATAAATAGTTTATTAGATGGTATTACAGATGTAGCTGATTTATATAGTGGTGGTGTAGCATCACAAATTAAAAAAGAAGCTATAAATACATCTAACATGATAAAAGCATCAGCAATTCCTGGTGCTTATGGTGGTGGTAGAGATATGACTTCTACATTTGATAAACCAGAAGGTGCTTTACCTACAGCATTAAAAGTTATTATAAGTATATCTATGGCGCAGAAAAATATAGCTATAGGTGCTGGTGAAATAATTGATTTATTTTACAATTTAGTTAGTGAGCATGATTTTGTTTATAAGTATAACTCTACAGGATTTTATAACTCATTTACTAAAGTAAATCCAAATAATATTTTTAGAACTAAGAATAATGATTCAAATTATATAGGTTCTTCTTTTCAAACTTTTGATGGGATTAAATATAAAATTAATAATTTATTTAGACCATCTACTATTGCTGTATCAACAGCAAATGAACTTGATGATCCAGCAGGACCAAAAGATAATTCTAGATTTAGTCTAGGTGGTACAGTAGTTAATGGAGGTACAGTAGACTTTCTTAAC